TCGGGACATATAAATGAGATAGATGATTCTCCTGGCGCAGAAAGATTATTTACTCAACACAAATCTGGAACATTTGAAGAGATACATCCTACAGGTACAAAGGTTGTCAAGATAGTTGGAGACAACTATGAGATTGTTGCTGGTGCTTCTAGAGTTTATCTTGATGGAAATGTTGATTTAACAGTGGGAGGAGATGTTAGGGAACTCATCAAAGGAGATTACCATTTAGAGGTTGAAGGAAACTATACTCAAAAAATCCACAAAAATCATCGTGTTAAGATTGGTGCTGGTGCTGGCGGTGGAAATCGTGAAGAAGAGATACGGGGCAATCATGGGTATCAAATTAATGGTTCTGTCAAGGGCAGAATTACTGGAAATATTGATACGATAATTGAAAAGTCTGAAGTTAGAATCATTAATGATACGAGCAGTCTAAGTGTACAAAATGCTATCAAGATTGCTGCAACAGGGCCCACATATTCTGAGGCACCATACGCAACTTCTGGTGATATCACTATAGTTGCTAATAATAATATATCCACAACAACTTTATCAGGTATTACATCATTCAAGTCTGGTGATAAGTTGAATATGAAGTCAAACCTTGCAATGACAATTAATTCAGAACATAGCATATCTGAAAGTGCTACCACCGGCCCAAATAATGACCGGCCGGGTACAATAGATTCAACAGCAGGCACAATATATACAATTAAGTCTGGTGGCGGAACACCCACTGCTACCAATAAGGTTGATATTAACCCAAGTTAGGATTATTTATGGCAGAAGTAACAAGAGTAGGTACAGATAGTCATGTGGGCCACGCAAGTCCCACACCAAACCCATTTCATCAAACTGCATATGCAGAAGGTTCTGCAAATGTTTTTACTAACGGCGCAAAAACTGTTCGCATTGGTGACAAAACTAGTTGCGGTGATCCCGCAACTGCTGGCAGTTCTACCGTATTTGTAAATGATATTGCAGTACATAGAAAGGGTGATGCAACAGGTGGCCATGGTAGTTGGGTGCCTAATGCATCTAACTCTGGATCATCTAATGTATTTGCTGGAGGATAATTATGGCTGATTTCAAAATTCCAAATCTGTGTGGCGCAAGTCCAGAGTTTAATGCGATTCAAACTAAATTTGAATCAATGATGACCAGTGCTATTGATGGATTAGAAGTTGATGCTTCGGCACTTAAAGCTACTTTGGATACTGATGTTACTTCATTAGTAGCAGACCTTAAAGCAATGATTCCAGAATTACCAGCACTTCCTAATGTAAATTTACAAGCACAACTTACTAGTTTATCAGGATTGTCTGTTGGAAGTGGACAATATAATACTTTACTTGCTGATCTTACAACAAAGTTCGGTAGTGCATTAACTGCTGGTGGATTTTCTTTGGATACTCTGGTTTCAGATGCTGCGTCAGCAATAACAGGAGGAACGGATTTATGTTCTGCTGTTCCTAACTTTCAAGTTCCAGCAATTGGAGGCGATGCTGTACAAAAGGCAATTGAAGTATTACAACCAGCTATTGATTCTGCAAAAGAGGAAGTTTCTGTTATACTTGTAAATGCTAATTTTACTGCTGCAAAAACTGCTGTTGAAACTGCTGTTAAAAAAATGCAAACAGAAGTTTCTACAGATGTAGATGTTGTTAGTAATACTATAACTGGAACAGTTATTCCTACAGCTGATATTGGTGCTTTTGCCGTATCCAAAGAATTTATAGAGGTTGCATTTACCGGCGGAATTAAGAAAGAGATTACCGTACCTCTAAAGGGGTTGGAAAAATTGCAAGCAGCAATAAATAAAACTGTTCAACCAAATGTTAGTAGTAAGGGATTTTCTCGCAGACCTCAAATAGTATCTGAAGAATTTAAAACTACGGGAGCTCTTACTTTAAAATATGAACCATCTAGAATAAAAAGTGTTCAAGGATATAGTACTAATTATAAGGATACATATTCAATCCTGAGAGGTGAAACTGAGCGTTGGGTGGCTGGAACTAAGCCTGTATCTATTCCAGCGTTAGATCAAACTGATAACGAACTGATTGATTTATGGGCTGTATCTGGAAAAACGATAACAATTAGTAGTAAAGAATATAATTGGGATGGTAATCCAGATACAGGAGTTATATTTAGAATAGTTTATGCCTATTTTGATACATATGATCCAAATTATGTTGAAATATAGGCATCATAATGATTATACTAAAAAATACTATAGTAACTTTAAATGTCCTTTATTGGATGCCGGATTACACTCACATACTTCAAGAGTTTGTTTGGCAGACAGCAGATATTAGACCAGAGTATCCAAGAGTACATAGATTTTTAAACTATTGGCACGACAACATTGAAGCAGTAATATCGGAAGTTAATATCGCAGATAATTATGAGACATCTTATAAATAATAAAAAGAGGAGTCTATAATGGCAACACCAACTGCACACACAGATGCACAAGGCCAAAATGATATTGATCGTAATGTTCGGCAATATACAGACTTGGACTTATTCTTTGCCAAGAAGGCAGGATCGAAAGATATCAGTAAGGTAACTGATATTCAAGCAGTCAAGCGTTCTATTCGTAATCTTGTATTGACTAACCATTATGAAAAACCTTTTCATCCAGAGATTGGTTCTGGTGTAAGAGGTATATTGTTTGAACCTATGACTCCCTTGACAGCACATATTCTTACAAGAAAGATAGAAGATGTTATTGAAAATTTTGAACCTAGAGCAAGACTGATATCTGTTCGAGCTCAACCAAATTTAGATCGTAATGAATATGAGTGTACAATAGAATTTTTTGTTGTGAATACTCCAACCGAATTAGTAGACCTAACGGTATTTCTAGAAAGATTACGATAATGGCAGTAAATGACACAAGACTAAACGTAACAGAGTTTGACTTTGACGAGGTAAAGAATAATCTGAAAATTTTCCTCAAAGGCCAAACAGAATTTAAGGACTATGAGTTTGAAGGTTCTGGTATGAATGCCCTTCTAGATGTTCTTTCATATAATACGCATTATCTTGGATTCAATGCAAACATGCTTGCGAATGAAATGTTTTTGGATAGTGCGTCATTACGTTCTAGTGTAGTTTCTCATGCAAAGACTTTAGGTTATGTTCCTGCATCTGCAAGAGCAGCTACCGCAACTGTTGACGTTACATTAAATACTCCGACACTAGCTACAGCAACAATGGATGCAGGCACAGTTTTTACGACTTCTAATGATGGAACAGATTATCAATTTGTTAGTGCTAATGATGTTACTGCTTCTAATATTGGTTCTGGCATAACTTTTAATGATATTAAGATTTATGAAGGAACTTTTGTAACAACAAGATATACTGTTGATACTTCAGATGCAGATCAAAGATTTCTTCTTAGAAATAATAGGGCAGATACAAGGACTCTTACGGTAAAGATTCAGACATCATCGTCTGATACAACAACATCAACATATACAGAAGCAACAGACATAACTCAACTTACAACCTCAAGTAAGGTATATTTTTTACAGGAAGTTGAGGCTGGTAAATTTGAGATTTATTTTGGTGATGGTGTAGTTGGTGTTGCATTGTCTGATGATAATATTATAATTATGACTTATGTTGTTAGTAATAAGTCTGATGCAAATGGTGCTGCCATATTTACAAACTCTGGAACAATTGCAACTATTTCTGATGTCGCAACTGCAACTGTAGCATCAGCCACTGGTGGTTCTGATGCTGAGTCTATTAAATCAATTAAATATAATGCTCCACTTGATTATGCATCTCAAGGAAGATGTGTAACTGCTGAAGACTATAAAATATATGCAAAAAAATTATTTGCAAATACACAATCAGTATCAGTATTCGGTGGAGAGAGTGGTTCATTCGATTCTAGTCTTGGTGTAGTAAGTACAGCAGAATATGGCAAGGTTTTCATTTCTATCAAATCAACTACTGGACTTGAGTTAACATCAGCAGAAAAATTGCAATTGCTAGCAGATTTTGCTCCTTATACAGTTGCATCAACCACTCCTGTTATTGTTGATCCACTAACAACCTATTTGATTTTAAACGTGACATTTAAATTCAATACTAGTGCAACTACGTCAACTGCGTCGGAATTAGAATCTTTGGTTTCAACTACTTTACAAAACTATAACACTT